GGATGACCCACCGCATGCAACAAAGGACATCATCACAGCTATCAACAGTAATCTAAACATATACATCTCTCTCATTATCATTCAGATGTATATTTATAATGGTTGGTCGGGGTACTTGGATTCGAACCAAGGAAACCTCTCGCTCCCAAAGCGAGCGCTCTACCAGACTGAGCTACACCCCGAGACTATTCGTCTTCTGGACGATCAAAAGATAAGATGGGTACACTGTTGTCGACCTCAATAATTTTTTCGTGCTCAATCAATAAGATGATTTGTTTGGTGATATTAAGATCTGTTTCTAGAAAAGCAATCTTGCGTTGGATTTCCTCAAGCTGCTCTTTGTAGTATAGCAACTCTTTTTCCTTGACAATCTTGTTCTCGAGAACATCTGTTAAGCTAATTATTTTACTCATACCGTATGTATAAGGTGAGTAGTTTATCCACTTACTCAGGTGTACTCATTACTTGCCGTGCGAAACGAATTCGTTGATTCGAGAAGCATACTCGGAAATTTCTGAGAACGAGGGATACTCAGGGAACTCAGGCACTGATGGGTTCTTACCAGCAGTAGTTTCCCAGTCATACCTCATCATGAGTTCGTCACGCTTCATGTTGAATTTAAATTCGAGAGTTTCGGATGCTTTTTGGAAAATTTCGAAACGAAGTTCGAAGGGTGTTTTGTTAGACATGTCTGTCTCCTTGTGTGTTGTGTTATGTGTGTTGAGTAGTTTATCCACTTACTCAGGTGACGGTGCGTGTACCGACCAGGGTGAGTTTAAGGTCATCCCAAGACTCTAATTAGCAGCTGTGGAAGTACGGGCACTCCTGCTCAAACTTCTCTCGACATTTCAAATGTACCGGTGCGTTCTCGTGGTACACAACGCACTCCCTTTTTTGTAACTCCGGGTTAAGGCGTAGGAAATCCAGCTCTATACAATTTATTGCTACTATGACAAAAGGAAGGCACCCAAGAGCTGATAGTCGCTTCATTGTGTCTTTACTCAAATTACTCAAAGACCACCCTCCTCTAATTACGTCTCATGTTTGCGTTGTCGATTGCTGTCTGCTTATCAAACACCGGCTGAAGACAAGACTTGTGAAGAGTGCTTATACCCAGCAACTTCTGCTCTCCACTATAGACGTTAGTTTCTTTCTTGGATGTGTTGCACGTACCGTTATCCGCGGACTTATACGTCACGCCGGAATCTCGTCGATATGTCTGAGGAGCAACGTACTCAGCAAGGGTACGGGGGTTCACTTTGAACTTCCCGTACACCTCGCCTTTCGGTTTAACCTTCTTGCGCTTACGACCAGTAAAGTCGTACGAACAACCAGTAGAGACAATAGCCATAACAAACATTCCGCTCAATTGGACGGACATTATCCTAAATTATGATGGTTGGGTCAACGGCCGTATTTGTCGCGGTATTGTGCGCGTGTTTCCATGAACTCGCCGATATATTCGTCGCGAGTCGACTTGAACACCAAAGGATGGTCATTATCCACAGACATCAGGATAACGGTACTTGTGATAGGGATTTTGGTCAGCTCTTCAAACATGACGCAATAGGCAGCTGCTTGTTGGAAGTAGCTTGAGATCTGACTCTTGCTCTTTCTACGCTTGGATGTCTTGAAGTCGATTACAGACAGCTTACCATTCCACTCGCCGATGCAGTCTACACGACCACCGACCTCTAAGTAATTTGAGTATAGCGGTACCTCTTGCATCACAACGTTGTCTAAGTACTTGTCAAGCAATCCCTTGAGCGTATTGAATGTTTCAATATTGGCAGGCATGTGACCATCGAGGTAGTCTGACTTGTTGTCGACATAGTCCTCACACAGTTTATGAACTGCAGTTCCTCGATTAGATGCTTTGGTTGATATTCGGTTGGCTACATCATTTCCAACCTTAGCTCTCCAGGCAGCTATACCTTCCTTGGAAAGCTCACTGAGAACAGTTGTGACAGACGGATACAACTTACCATCGGGTGTCTTGTAGTACCGCTTGCCCTCAACTGTCTCAGTGTCAAGTTCATTAATATTAGGGGGTGTCACGTGTGTGAAGTTTGTCATTCAAATAACCATCTTTAGCAATCAAGTAATCACGAACTAGTCCAGAACGGACAATGTCATCATAACTAAACTGTACTTGTTCAAAATCATCAATATGTTCAGCAATGGCCATGAACTCAGCTAAGCCCGATTTGTCCCAAGGCTTGTCTAAGTCTGACTGACTACAGTCACCACAAAACACAATTTGTGTATTAACACCCACTCGGGTAATTATACTATCTAATTCATGAAAGGTCAAGTTCTGAGCTTCATCTACTATAATAATGCAGTCATCTAAGGTCGTGCCTCTTAGATGGGATGTGCTGATGAACTCCACTTGGCGTTTCGTCTTTAGAATCTCGTACGCGTCTCCTCTACTAAACAAATCATCACACATTGTTTTGTAAGGAGCTTCGTACGCTTTCATTTTGTCACTCTCACTACCAGGAAGAAACCCCATGTCTCTGGTAGGTACTACTGATCTAACAATAACCACTTTCTTTTGGTCGTATCTGTTCTCAAACAATCTATTCAACGCAAGGTATAGTGTAACAAAAGTCTTGCCGGTACCAGCCATACCGTGAAGAACCATATGACGGTTCTGGTTGAAGTATTCCCATACTAATTGTTGATTGGGTGTCTTGGGTTGTACTGTCCTTATGTTTAATTGAAACTTTGATGTCGGTTCTTTTTTGCGTTTTAATTTCCTTGGTTTTTCGAAAAGTTCTTCGTAAAAATCGTACTCTTGATAAGCCAAACCGATGCTGGACATCCTAACTCCTAGTTATTGTTATTCGTTTCGTTGCTTCCTCCACTTCGCGACTGCGTTTTCAGTTCGAACTTCTTTTGCTGATTTTCTATCATAACGACTAGCTAGTTCACTAGACGGATGAGACTCGCTTACTTTTTGAAGTACTTCGGTCCACCCGTCATCATTACGAATCCCCCCAACTCCAGCAACGATGTTAAGAGAGTTGAGAATAGACTTGTATGTGGGGTTTTGATCGAGAAAGTCAACTTTTTCACTGTAGGACATGATCTCGTCAAACAGCTCACCAGTTGTTTCATCTTGGAAGGTATATGTGGGCATTATCCTACTGCAGCCTCCTTTATATCTTGCTGGAGAGACTGTTCAAACGAATCGTAGAACACGCCAAATACATTGTCTGCATTCAAGTTGTGATACTCATCTTTGTTGCCGAACTTGGGAACGACAAACTTAAATTTGACCTTTCTGTACTTGCTAGCTATGAACTGCATGTACTTTACTCTATTTAGATTATCTACGTATCGAGAACGTGTCTCAGGGCCATATGCGTTAGATCCTTCAAAAATATTTCCTAAAGCTAGTTTGGGAGATTTCATCATAAAATCGAATCCTAAGCAGTATAAGACGTTGTGTTTCATCTTTATAGCTTCGAGCATAGCATTGACCCCAGCATTGGATCTATAGCGAGTATACTTGTTGTACTCGGGATCTTCAAACTGCTCGTCGAACGGAGGTACTATGAACCTGTCCGTTGGAAAATTGCTTTTTTCGATCTCCTCTATGATAGGAGGATCAATTGCTACGAGGTAGTCAGGAGTAAAGTCTCGATACAGAGCGTTGCACCCATATATCGTTCCTAATCCTTTTAGACTTGCAATATCAAATTTAGTCCTACTTGGACCATTACCTATAATGAACGCTACTTTTTCCATTTCTCTTCAATCCCCGGAAACGCTTTCTTCACTACCGCCACTGTAATTGGTTTGAGCTCCTCTGGCAGCTTCTTATTCTTAACATGAAGAAGAAGTCGAGCGTCCTGAGGATCTACAGACTCAAGCATTTCGATAAACATTTGCTCACGTTTAAGCGGCCGCAATGACTCACCGTCAGGGATGTTCAAACAGTACTTGAGTCTACGCACGTCAGCCTTAAGCACGTTCTGTGCATCGATAGCTTCGTCTACGGGGGTGAAGGGGGGGTCGGATTCTGGTAATAAGAACTCGATGTTGGGGTTGTATACCAAATCGAGAATAACCTTGATAGGAAAGTCATTATGGTATGCTGACAGAGCTTCGGACCTGGCTTTGTTGCCACCTTCCTTAGCTATTGTCAAGAGTGTTTCATAAATTGATTTATTCATCGTGATCACTCGCTTCTTGATTAAAATATTGTTTGGCCTGTCGCCCTGTACGAGACGATAATTTNTGGTCCAAGTCCTTACTATTATATAGTACAGACTTCATCACTTCCATCGAATACATAAATCTGAGAACAAACTCTTCATCGTCTACATCATAACCGTTATTGTAGAACTCGTTTACTAAACCGTGTCCGACTCGATCAACGAAGTCTTCGATGAACACCTTAGTTACTTGATCCTCATAGAACCCATCATCTTCTTGCTTAACTGGTTCTGTGAGGGTACCTGGGAATTGTATTATCTTGGCCATCATATATTTATGGCGCCTGTACAGTAACGCTATTGATCAGCGACTGCCATTGCGNTACACGTGAGTTCCACGAATAGAACCCATCAGCATATGCCTTTTGAAAGTCCAATCTGTTATCCATTTCGTCTGTGTTGATCTGCTGGATGGTTTGATTGAGTGCCTGGATGAACATATTAGCATGTACGTTTACATCTTCGTGCATGCTATATGTAATACCAAAGCCAGCTAAGGTCTCTGGCAGAGCAGCATAGTCAGGAGCTACAACTACACACCTAGCCGACATAGCCTCCATTGCTGCAATGCATGATGTCTCAGCCCATATAGATGGGAATGCAAAGATGTGAGCCTTCTTCAGTGCTTCTCGAACTACATCGTTAGGCTGATAGCCATGATAGTTGATCTTTGGATGGCTGCGGCACTGCTCGAACAAGTGCTCGTAGTCTGCATCGCGTTGCCCCCATCCATAAATGTCAAAGCTAGAGTACACATCTAGAGTAATGTTGTCGTGATGATTACATAGCTCAATAAACACTGGCACTAGGATATCGAGACCGCGGTGCGGAGTCGTGTGGTAGATCAGATTAATTTGATCAGCGGGCTGAGGTTTAACGTGAGCTTCAATAGGTTCAATACAGTTCTTGAGAATTACATACTCGCTTGGCTTCAATCCAAACGCCAGCTCATACTGTGTCTTCTGAAAGTTAGAGACGAATACTAGCTTATCAAAACGCTCTCTCTGCTCAGCATCTACAAGGTGCTGAGATTCGGGATCATTGAACATGTCGTGGAGCCATAGGATTGTAGGGCGATCTGGATCAACGTCTCGTACACGACTGCATATGATCTGAACATTGTCTCTAATAGATGGGTCCAACCGATCATAGAGACCGTGCTTCATTAGTTCTGTACCGCCCATCGCATTTTGCGACAACTCGTCTGAAGTAACGCCGCCAAATGAGAACTCGTCTTGCGAGGGTTCCATCGATGGACTGTCATCAATAATAGTCAATTTGGTACTCATTGTTGCTCCAAGTATTCTGTGAGTTCTTTATACCCACCAATGTAAATGTTATCGCTCATGATCTGAGGTACTGATTTTGCACCTGGTACTAATGTCTTTAGCTGGTCAACGGTGATATCGATATCGAGCATTAGCTCGTTGTACTCAATTCCTTTTAGCTCGAGTAAAGACTTAGATGTTTCACACCACTTGCAACCTGATCTAGAATAGATGGTTATCATTGCTTGAATCCCACCGACTCTCTTACTATATCATCCCC